CCCGGCGTCGAACTGCGCGCCGAAGAACTCAAGATCCGCGCCGCGCACCAAGAGGCGGAACTCGCCATCAAGCAGGGCAAGGACAAGGCCGACGAGATCCAGAAGTTGAGCCAGTCGATCCTCAACCTCGCCAATGCCAAGAAGGCCGACAGCGAGGTCGACCAGGGTTGGTATGACCTGCACCTGACCAACCTACGGCATCAGATCGACCTGCTGAACGCCACCAACGAAGCATCACAAGCTGGACAGGACGTGGAGAAGATCGATTCGCCCGCCACCGTTGACAATGGAGGAGGAAACCCTGCGGACGCGGGTCAACTCTCTCAGCAACTTTCGAGCATCGGACCTGCAGGCATGGCGGCACCACCCAGTAACGGCGCTGGTGCTGACGTTCCTCAGTGACTACCGCGATGCCCTGTATGGCCGCGCGTTCAATGCGTTCCTGGCAGGCAAGCTGGCGGAAGAAGAGGGCGACCTCGTCGGCCAATACAACGTGCTGGGCCAGATACTCGAGCTGAACTGGGAGTCGCTGTGCCAGTTCTATTTCGCACCGGAGCTGATGGATGAAGGAAGGCAGGATCGCGACCGGGGACAACCGGACCTTCGTGGTGGAGGCGTGGAGCGGCCATAACAACTCAGGCTATGACCCGCTCGATGACAAGTGCCTCGTTCTGATGGACGAGCATGCCGACATCACCGGGGGCGGCGTCTACATGCCGAACGACTATGCCGACCGGCAGTCGCAGGCATCGGAAACCGGCACCATCGTGGCGCTCGGGCCTGCGGCATTTCAGTATGACGACGAGGTCCGCAGGAAGTGGATCGGACGCAAGCCCGAACCCGGCGACCGCGTCTATGTGACACGCTACAGCGGGCAACTGCTGCAGGGTATCGACGGTCGTATCTACCGGTTGATGTCACAGAACTGCATCGGCGCAGTGGCTCAGCCAGAAGCACTAGCCCGCATGATCGAAGCGCAGCGCGAGATTGCTGTGGAGGCAGAGGGCGGTCCCACCGTCTAAACCGCCCTCCAAGCCAACAGGGATGACCTTTCTGGGAGGAAACGTCACCCCTGCAATAGCAACTAACGATTGGGCGCTGCAATGTCAGATACTGAAACGGTCGCAAACGGCGAAGCGACCAACGTTGCGCCACCGCCTGAAGCGCCGGGTGCTGACATCGAGGCGCGTGCGCGTGCCAATGGCTGGCGACCGCTGGAGCAGTGGAAGGGTGATCCCAACCGCTGGGTCGATGCCGAAACCTTCATGCGCTACAGCGACGGCAACTACGGCGTGCTCATGGAGCGCAACCGCCGCATGGAGTCGCGCATCACAGAGCAGTCGCAGCAGATCTCCGAGATGCGCGACATCATGGTGCAGCAGAACGAGCGCATGCGGCGCGCCGAGACGGTCGGCTACAACAAGGCGAAGCGCGAACTGGAGACCCAGAAGCAGGAGGCGATTCGCAACGCCGATGCGATCGAGGTGCAGCGTATCGACCAGGAGATCGAGCAGCTCGGGCCGGATCCGAAGGTGCAGGCAGAGGTCGAGCGCCGCAACGAGGCCGCGCGTGCGCAGCAACCAGACCCAGTGGTGACCGATTGGGTGCAGGAGAATCCATGGGTCACCGCCAACGCCGCTGCCTGGGACATGGCGGTGGTCACATTAAATCGGGTGCGCGCCGAACAACCGCGCAGTGATCTGGCAACCCAGCTTGCGGAGGTGAGACGTCGAGTCATGCCGCTATTCCATCGTGAGGCACCTCGCCAAGCCGATGACGGCAACGGAAGTGGTGCGCCGTCACGCCGCGACGCACCACCGACCGTGTCCAGATCCGGCGCAGCGCCAGTGACGCGGGTGCAGCCGCGCACCTGGGACGCCATGCCGGATGACGTCAAACGACAATACGAGAAGGAGAAGCGGGCGCTGCAAGGAAAAGGCGAACCGCTCAGCAAGGAGGAGTTCGCCACCTATTACTGGGAACAGTTTGAGGAGACCGCCTGATGCCGCTGCACAAGTATCGCAGCCACAAGATCGTCGAGGCCGCGAAGATCACCGGAGTGTTCGACGAGCCGTTGCGTTGGATCCTCGACGGCGGGCCCGACCAGATCGAGGTGTCGCAACAGCTGGCAGAACGCGTGCCGGTGACCGACGGCGAGCGACTCGCGTTCGGCGGCTACTACGTGCGCTACGCCGACGGTTTCGAGTCGTGGTCGCCCGCAGCCGCATTTGAGGAGGGCTACAGTCGTGTCTGATCGCATCCCGCTGAATGAACACGCGCAGGCGGCGCGCACCCGACGCATTGCAGCTGAAGATCTCGCGCAGTCGCAGCAGATCGGCGACGTCACAGTCGATGCCGCGGTGCTCGGCGATGTCGCAACCGATGCCCTTGAGCGCCGCAGGCGAGAGCGTCGACCGTTCGGCTCGCTGGAGCAGAAGCTGAACTACCCGAACAGGCCCGGGTATCACAGACACTGGTTCAACGATGAACCCGGCAGGCTGCTGCGAGCCAAGGAAGCGGGCTACGAGCAGGTCATCGACGAGAAGGGCGCGCCGGTCAGCACCGTGGTCGGCATCGGTCGCGGCGGGCATCCGTTGACTGCTTACTTGCACGAGATCCCAGAGGAGTGGTTTAAGGAGGACATGGCGGCTCAAGAAGGAGTCGTCATGGAGCTAAGACGGCAGATCGAGCGTGGCGACTACCAGCGACCCAGTGGAGTCGATGGTCAAGCCAGATACGCAGGGAACATCTCGATCAGAGAGTCGACCCGCCGTTAAGACCACCACGGCACGCGCGGCCAGCATGTCGCAGTAGTCGGGCCGGAGCCAGAACACATTCCCCAACACACACGCGTTGTTTGCGCGCCGCTCGTGATGCGGCGCTGCACGCGCATGCGGGATCAACTGGATGGCAAACCCCAACACCCCGTATGGTTTGAGGCCATACGCCTACATGTCAGGAGCGCCGTATAACGGGGCTGTCAGGACCTACGCGGTCCCAGCCAATAATGGAACGGCGCTCTATTTTGGTGATCCGGTCAACCTGATCACCAACAGCTCCGACGGCAATGGCGTGCAGAACGTCGTCATCGCCACGGCTGGTGCGACCAACCAGGTGCTCGGTGCCTTCGTCGGGATCAGCAACAACGCTGGTCAGACGGTCATCACCCTGCTGCAGTCACAGACGCCGTATCTGGCGGCATCGCAGGCTGCATACGTTTATGTGACCGACGATCCGTTCCTGCTCTATGCGATCCAAGAGGATGGCATCGGCGGCGCGATGGTGTCGGGCGCATCAGGGCGCAACGCCGACCTTGTCTCCGGATCGGGCAGCACGGTGACGTCGCAGTCGGGCTGGCTGCTCGACAGCAGCACGCTCGGCACCGGCAGCACCAAACAGCTCCGCATCATCCAGTTGCTGCAGGAGGTCGATAACGCTGTCGGATTGAGTGCCAAGTGGTTGGTCAAGATCAACCAGGGCATCTCGGCCTTCACCAACTCGACCGGCACATAAGGGAGCACCAGTTATGGCTGTCATTACGACTGGCACGCACCCCAAGGCTCTCTGGCCGGGCATCAAGGCGTGGTGGGGACGTAGCTACAACGAGCATCCGGTCGAATATCTCGACCTGTTCGATCGGCAGACCTCCGACAAGGCATACGAGGAAGAGGTCGAAATCACGGGCTTTGGGTTGGCTCCGGTCAAGCCGCAGGGCTCGCAGACGTTCTACGACATCGAGGCGCAGGGCTCGATCAGCCGGTTCACCCACGTCGCCTATGCGCTCGGCTATATCGTCACATTCGAAGAACTGCGTGACGATCTCTACGATGTCGTGTCGCGCCGCCGTGCCAGCCAGTTGGCCTTCAGCATGCGGCAGACCAAGGAGAACGTGCTCGCCGGCACCTACAATCTCGCGTTCAGCGGCTCGGCGCTGGGTGGCGACGGCGTATCGTTGATCTCCAATGCACACCCGACGCTGTCCGGTAACCAGTCGAACCTGGGCACCGCGGCGGATCTGTCGGAGGTCGCGCTGGAGAACCTGACGATTCAAATTATGCAGATGCAGAACAACAGAGGCATGCGGATTTCCGGCTTGCCGATGTCGCTGCATGTGCCGCCGCAGCTCTTCTTCGAATCAAATCGCGTCTACAATAGCGTGCTGCAGAACGACACGGCCAATAACGCCATCAATGTTCTGAAGGCCACCGGCACGTTCCCCCGCGGCATCAAGGTGAATCACTACTTCTCCAGTGCCACGGCTTACTTCATCCGGACCAATGTCCCCAATGGCTTAACTTATTTCGAACGTGACGCAATCATGTTCGATCAAGACAATGATTTCGACACAAAGAACGCCAAGGCGAGTTGCTACGAGCGTTACTCGGGCTTCTGGGCCGACTGGCGGGCTTTGTATGGGAATCAGGGGGTCTGATGAAGCACAAGCCGCCGAAGAAGGGGTCGAAGGGGAAGTAATTCCCCACCCCTGACCTTTCGCTGAAAAGCGGGACTACCTCTGAGCCGCTCTGAAAGGACTCGCCGATGTCTGCACGCACTGCCTTCTGGGCACCCGTTCACCGCATCATGGGACGCGTTGCGCCGGGGAGCGGTGCAGCAGCACAGCCGCCGTTGGTCGCACCGTCGGTCGATTGTGCTGGCGCTGGCACGCAAGACGCGCGCTGGCCATGGAACAGCGGCAGCACCGCAAGTTCGCCCGAAGCTGTCGGTTGGTATCAGACCGGCGTGCATCCGGTGCTCGATGTGGTGCCAGCAACCGCGACCACGACATCGCTCGCTGCAGCACAGGTTCCTGTCGCAGCGACTCCACTGACACTGGTGTCGAGCAGCGGTGCAGGCATCGTGGTGTCGAACGCCGCGTGGGTGGCAATGCCCTCTGGCAACACCATCGCGTCGGGCTCGCTGTTCGTCGACTCGGTGCCGGTCTATCAGAAGTTCGGCGTCACATCGGGCGAAGCAGGCAACACCTGGTTCTATGACGCGGCGACGATGCTGTCGCGCTGCGTGCGGATCCACAGCGTCGGCGACGACTCGAATGCGACCTTCACGGTCGCGGGCTACGACATCTACGGCTATCCGCTCACTGCCACGGTGACCGGTGCGACCGCAGGCAATGACGCGGTCACCTTGAAGGCCTTCAAGGTCATCACCTCCATCACCCCGGCGGGCACGCTGTCGGGTTCCAACGTCTCCGCTGGTCTGGTCGATACGATCGGTCTGCCGCTCTACGCGGCGGGTGCCAGTTCGCTGTGGGGCTTCTGGAACAACTTGATCATCACGGGTGCGGGGACGTTCACCGCTGGCGTCACCACCAACCCCTCGACCGCGCTGCTCGGCGATGTGCGCGGCACGTATGTGCTGGGCTCGGCATCCGATGCGTCGAAGCGACTCACGCTGTATCAGCGCCCGTCGCTGGCCAACATGATCGCCGCCGGGATCAACGCCGGAATGTTCGGTGTGACGCAGGTCTAAGCCGCCATGGCAGATACCGTCACCAGCCAACTGTTCGACAACGGGCCGCGAATCTTCGTCTACAAGTTCACGTCGAGCAGCGACGGGACCGGCGAGAACGGCGTCATCAAGGTCAACGCCACGAGTTCGGGTCCGCTCGGCGTCTCGGTGCAAGGTCAAACCTTCTACCCAGGCATCCACCTCGCCATCACCGAGATCAAATACAGCGTCTTCGGTATGGGCCTGCGGGTGCAGTGGGAGGCGACCGCCAACTCCGACATGCTGGTGCTGCAGGCGACAGATCACTGGATCTTCCTCAACGAGCGCACGGGCTTCGGCGGTCTGACGCCGCCAGCGGGCCTCGCCGGGGCGACCGGCTCGATCGCGTTCACCACGGTCGGTGCAGCATCCGGCAGTGGCTACACGATTATCTTGACCGGCACGAAGAACGTGCCGCAGTCCTGATGCATGGGCATTCCACCGCAAGCGCGCAGGCGAATCTCGATCCCGCCACCGGTCGAGGAGTTCCAAGCGCCGGGTGGTAACGGCCTCGCGCTGCAGTCGCAGAACACATGCGCGAATTGCCGCTGGGCGACACCGAACGCGCGACCGAACAGCTTCAAGTGTCGGCGCTGGCCACCCGTCGTCAATCAGTCGCGCCCGGGCGAAGCGATCTTCCCGATCTGTGAAGCAGACGACTGGTGCGGCGAGTTCAGTCAGTGAGGCGCGGCTATGACTCTCACCAACTTCCCGAACGGAATTAAGACCAGCGAGGTCGTTACCGGCGGCAGCGGCGGCACGAGCGCAAGCATTGTATTCGCCACGGCGGATGCGACCGGCAACACCGGCAGCGTCACGGTCGAGAGCGGCGATTCGTCCGGTGGCAACTCCGGTGACGTCACCATCGCAACCGGCTCGGCGAGCGGCACGCGCGGCACCGTCATCATGGATGCGCCGACCTTCAGTTTCCCAGCCCCGGGTGCCACGTTCACATTCGGTGACGCAACAGATGGGCCTGCATACTTCACGACCGGCTTTTCTGGCGGCAGCAGCGGCGGCTTCGGGATACAGAGCAACGACATCGTCGCTGCGAGCGGAACGTCTGGCGGCCTGTTCTTCGGAACTGGGCAAGCTGGAGCTTCGAGTGGCAACTCTGGAACCATCAGCCTCTATACGGGGGATGCGGCTGCGGGCACGGCTGGCGACATACTGCTGTCGTGTGGATCTGGCTCGGACACCTCGCACAGCGGTCACATTCTTCTGCAGTCAGGCAAGGATGTCACCATCAACCTAATCGGCAGCGCGCGGGCGATCATCTTGGGTCTCCCCACCTCTGATCCGCATGTCGTCGGCGCACTGTGGATCGACGCCGCTGCCAGCCGCGTCATCAAGAGCAGCAATGGCTGATGGCGAACGATAGATGGTATAACCCGGGGGACTGGTATCAGTTAGATGACTTAAGCGGATTCAAGATCCGCGCGAGTCGCTCTCGCACCATCCCCGGCGGTCAGACAGGTCAGCTCGTTGTCGCACCGGAGCGCTGGGAGCCGCAGCAGCCGCAAGATTTTGTTCGCGGCATTGTCGACGACCAGATGGTGCAAGTGCCGCGGCCACGGCAGACCAATCAATTCACCATCCTCGCGACGTTCGTCACTGCTCCGTCGGCTCGAGGCACGGGCGTGATCACTGTGGACTCTGTCGACGGCTTCGCGGTCAACGACAACGTCCAGCTGATGCTGGATAGCGGCGAGAACTTCGTCACCAGCATCGCGGGCTTCAGCGGCAAGGAGATGTTCCTCGGCACGCCGCTGCCCTACAGCGTCGGCACGCTCTACGGCGACCCGCTGGAGAACACGCTGATCTTTCTGCAGCACGGGCCACCGCTGACCACCGGCTTCTATAACGACGGGCAAGTGCTCGCGATCTTGTATCCGTCGCTTCTCCCCACGGTGCCCTCCGGACCCGGCGGCATCTTCGATACCGGCGGCACGGTCGGCATCGAGCCAGGAGTCGGGCCGGGAACGCTGCAGCTTTTCTTCAATCAGGTGAGCCAGGGCTACCTGCTGAACATCGGTGGCGGGCAATTGCCGACATCGGCGAGCATCGCGAATCAGCTCTACAACAATGGAGGCGAAGTTGCGATTGCGTGACCTGCTCCTTGCAGCCGCCGCACTGCTGCCGCTCGCTGCAGAGGCGCAGACGCCGCCGACTCCGACCTACACCGCTGTCATCCTCAACCCGCAGACCGGCATCCCTGGCGCATCGACCGACGGCAAGTGCTGGACGCAGACCGATGGGCTGCATTGTCAATACAACGGCGGGCCACATGGTCCGTTCATTCCAGCGGGCAGCGTCATCCCGCTCACCATCGGCAACACCACGATCAGCGGCGGCACGACCGGACGCGTGCTGTATGACAATGGCGGGCTGCTCGGTGAACTGACCGCCGCCCAGCTGACTGCCGACATCAATGCGTTCAGCTCGTCGCTGTCTGGTGCAGCGCCTGCGAGCGGCGGCGGCACGGCGAACTTCCTGCGTGCGGACGGAACCTGGGCAACACCCGCCGGAACCGGCGTCACCGCAACCGGCTCGCCAGCCTCGGGCAACCTGACCAAGTGGAGCGGCGCGAACTCGATCACCAACGGCGATCTCAGCGGCGATGCGACCACGAGCGGCACGCTGGTTGTCACGGTTGCCAAGATCAACGGCGCAACGCTCGGCACCACGACGGCGACCAGCGGCAACCTGCTGATCGGCAACGGCACGCAGTGGGCCACCCAGGCGATGACCGGCGATGCCACCATCACGTCGGGTGGCGCGATTACGCTCGCGACGGTCAACAGCAACGTCGGCTCGTTCGGCGACGGCACGCATGTCGGCGCTTTTACGGTCAACGGCAAAGGCTTGATCACGGCTGCCTCAAGCGTGGCGATCTCCGGTGCGCCACCGTCAGGTGCGGCGAGCGGCGATCTCAGCGGTAGCTATCCTGGCCCGACCGTCGCCAAGGTGAACGCGGTCACCTATCCATCCGGCCCGTCGGCGAACACCGTGCCGGTGGTTACCAGCGCAACCAGTGGCGGCACGGTCACCTACGAGGCGGTGCCGAACGCAGCGCTCGCCAACAGCAGTATGACGATAGCGGGCCACAGCGTGTCGCTGGGCGGCACGCAGGCCATCGCGTGCGCTGACCTGTCCAACGGCGCAACGGGCTGTAGCACGGCAACTGGGACCAGCGGCGCGACCATTCCGCTGCTCAACGGCGCGAACACATGGTCCGGTGTCCAGAGCGTCAACAGCGGCGACCTGGCGCTCAAGGGTGCGACCTCTGGCACGATCACACTGAACGCCGCGGCGACCGCTGGGACGAGCACGATCACTCTCCCAGGTGGCACGACGGACTTCTCGGCGACGGGTGGCACATCGCAGTTCGTCAAGCAGGCGAGTGCCGGTGCTGCGTTCACCGTGGCGCGTCCAGCCTGCGCCGATCTGTCGAACGCGGCGACAAGCTGCAGCACCGACACGACCAACGCGACCAATATCACCAGCGGCACGCTGCCGATCGGCCAACTGCCGACCACCCTCGTCGACAGCAAGTGCGTGACCTGGGATTCGACGCTCGCCGTCACGGCGCAGACCATCGAATACGCCATCCCGTGGACCTCCTACACCGTCACCAAGATGCAGTCGGCGGTCAGCGGCGGTGGCAGCTACTCGGTCGCGGCCAAGATCAACGGCACCAACATCACCAGCCTGTCGGCGGTGAGCGTCAGCGGCACATCGAACACCAACACCTCGGCGACCGGCGCGAACACCGGCTCGGCGAACGACCAGATCACCATCGTCACCTCGTCGCCCAGCGGCACGATCAACCAGTCGTATGTCTGTCTGGTGTTCCAGCACTCGGCGAACTGATGCGCGCTATCGCTCTCCTGCTTGCGCTGTTGCTGCCGGTCCTGGCGTGGGGCCAGCCCGCTCTCGATGGCCACAACACCGGCACGGCGACCTCGGGCACCACGACCACCTTCACGGCGACGACGACCACCAACCCAGAGATCCTGATCGCTGTCGGTTCGGTGCGCGCCACCGGCACCACCAACCCGAACCTCACCATCGCGGGCTGCTCGCTCAGCTGGACGCAGCTCGGCAATGCTGGGCAGTTCAACAACGGCGTGCCGAAGGGCACCGGCACCTTCGTCTGGTATGCGCAGGCCAACAGCAATCTGTCTGCCTGCACCATCACCATCACCAGCGACCAGACGATTCAAAACAGCAGCGGGGCCTACTGCAGCTTCAGCGGCATCAACACCACCAACGCATTCGACCCGGGTGCCACGCCGGCGACCACCTCGACCAACTCGACCGCCAGCAGCACCGCTCTGACCGTGACGCAGAACACTTCGCTGGCGCACAGCACCATGGTGGTGGCGTTCGGTCAGGTGTCGGCCAACATGGGCGGCATCGGGGCCAATACCGGAGCGACATTGTGCGCCAACGTCACCAACAGCGGCGGGCTCAATTTCAGCAATGCGTATGTGGTGTATCGCCAGTTCACCGCTGCTCAGACCGGCATCGCCGTCGGTGCGAACGCGAGCGAGCCATATTACAACGCTGTCGGAACGGCGCTGACGGCTGACGCACCCGCCGGTCACTCGCGGCTGATCCAGTAGGAGTCGCAATGGCAGTTCAGACGACCACCGGCACCTACAGCAGCAACCTCAACACCTACCAGATCATCGCGGGTGCGCTGCGACTCCTTGGCGTGATCCAGGCAGGCGAGATCGTCGAGGCGGAAGAATACGAGGACGCCCTCGAGTCGCTGAACGCACTGACCAAGCATCTGCAGGCTGGCGGCATCCATGTCTGGTCCGAAATCGACGCGATGCTGTTCCTCAATGCCAATCAGGAACGCTACGTCATCTCGGGCTCGCCGACCTTCAGCAACGAGTCCGACGTGCTGTCGCACTTCACGCCGACCGTCGGCTTCGCGCAGACCGCGCTGACCACCACGATCACCTCCGGTGCCACCAGCTTCATCGCCGACTCGAACTTCAACTTTGCCTTCAACAACTGGGCTGGCGTGTGGTGCGACGACGGCGTCACCCGCTGGGCGCAGGTCGAGTCGGTGGTCGGCAACGAGGTGTTCCTGCAGAGCGCGATCGACGGCGCGGCTGCGAGCGGCGCGCGTATCTGCAACTACCAGCATGACCTCGTGCGACCGCTGAAGGTTCCAGCTGCACGGCGCTACGAGTTCGCCCAAGGCGGTCAGGTGGCGATCGAAATCCCGCTGATGATCATGTCGCGCATCGACTACGCCAACACGCCCAACAAGACCGTGCCAGGCACCGTCACGCAGTTCTTCTACGACCCCTCATTGAACGCTGGCACGCAGGACGCCTACTCGCCGACGCCTGGGATGAGCCAGTTCTTCGTGTGGCCCGCACCGTCCGACAACAACAGCGCGGTGCGCTTCACCGCACAGCGACCGCTGCAGGATTTCTCGACGCAGGCCAATTACGCCGACTTGCCGCAGGAATGGATCAGCACACTGAGATACGGGCTCGCCATCGAACTGGCACCCGAATACGACTGCAATCCGCAGCGATTCGAGATGATCTCGGCGGTCTACCAGCAGAAGCTGGCGGTCAACATGGGATGGGACCGCGAGCCCGAACCTGTAATGTTCGGCGTGTCGCAGTATCCATCGTGGCGGTCGTAATTGACTCAGGTCTTAGACTTCGTCGCGCAAAGCTACACGACCCACAGCCGACCGCTGAACGCGGCCAGATGCGTGAACTTCTTCGCCGAGATGGAGGTGCAGGACGCGCGGTCGAAGAGCCCCGTCGGCGTCTGGGGCTGCGCTGGCATCGCGCCGTTCGCCGTCACCTCCGACGACTCGATCCTCGGCATGGATGTGATGAATGGCGTGCTCTACGCCATCGGCAACAAGCACCTCTGGCAGATCAATCAGAACGGCACGATCGCCAATCTCGGCCAGCACCGGGCGAACCAGCAGATCTCGGTCGACAACAACGGCATCCAGTTGGTCGGGGTCGATGGTCAGACCGGATGGTATTGGCAATCCGGGGCCGGTTCGCCGACGCAGATCACCGACCCGAACTTCTTCCCGTGCTCGACCGTCACTTATTTCGACGGCTACTTCGCGTTCCCCAGGTTCGGCACCAAGGAGTTCTTCCTCTCGCCGATCTTCGGCATCACGCCGTTCGACGGCGCGTTGTTCGCATCGAAGGAAGCGACCTCCGACCTGCTGGTGGCCATCGCGAACTCGCACGAGCAGCTCTATCTGTTCGGCCAGGAGCGCACCGAAGTTTGGTATGACGCGGGCAATCCGCCGCCGACTTTCCCGTTCCAGCGCAGCGATGGTGCGATCATCCAGCGCGGTCTGCTCGCGCCCTACAGCGTGGTGCTCGAGGACAACACGCTATTTTTTCTCGGCGACGACGCGATGTTCTATCGGCTGCAGGGCTTTGTGCCGATCCGCATGAGCACGCACGCTGTCGAGTCGGAATGGTCGAAATACGAGACGCTGACCGACGCGCAAACGCTGGTCTACACGACGTTCGGCCACAAAATGGTGACGATCACCTTCCCGACCGCGGGCAAGACCTGGGTGGCGGATCTCGCTACGCAGCGGTGGCACGAACGCGAGTCGTGGATCGGCACATCGGCTGACACCAGCATCGGTCGCTGGCGCGGCAACTGCGTGGCCACCGCCTACAATCGCATCCTGATCGGCGACTCGCAGACCGGTCAGATCGGCCAGCTGAACTACAACGACTATACCGAGTGGGGCGACACGATCCGCGGGCTGATCGATGGCCCGCCGCTGCATAACGACCGCAAGCGCTGCTTCATGAAGCGCTTCGAACTCGACATGGAAACCGGCGTCGGTCTGCCCGACGAGGCGATCCACGAGACGCTGCAATACTGCTTGAATCCGGTCACCTTCACCAAGCCGGGTGAAATCACCACCACGCAGCTCACCGACCTCGTGTCGAACTACACGACCGGCGCGTTCAGCGTGTGGCTCAATCTCAGCACCATGGCCTCGACCGGCATGCTGTTGACCAGCACCGGATTCAATCTGCAGGTCGACAAGACCGCCATGGCGCTGACGCTGAAGGACAACGCCGGGGGCTCGGTGCTGGCCGCGAGCTATCCGTTCACGACCTGGGCTGACTGGGTCAACGTGCTGGTGTCGTTCGACACGCCATCACAGCAAGTGCAGGTCTGGGCCTCGACGCTGGTTGCCAGCGTCTGGACCGAGACGGAACTCGTCGCATCGTCGCTGGTCTGGTCGGGCACCAATCCGGTCAACGGCGTCGGTGCCTGGACGCTGGGCGTGGTCTGATGACGATCCTCGCATGGGCATCGGTCGACGGCGGGCCTTGGAACGGCGATGCGACCGCCGATCCGGTGACCGGCGCAGGCGGTGTCGACCTCACTGCGATCGAGCCCAATGCGCTGTTCCCAACGGTGCACACCAGCGGCAGCGCGACTCACGCGTTTAACTTCGGCCAGAGTGCGTTCCTCTACAGCGTGCCGACTGGCTACACCGCGGGCTGGCCAGGAACCGGTGCGGGCGGCTTCACGGCGCTCGACCCAGCGACAAAGACCGGCAGCAGCACGCTGTCGAACAACAACCGGACCTTCGCTGTCACTGGGTTCGGGCCTGCTGGATGTCAGGCGCTCGCCGCCGACGGCAAGACCACGGGAAGCTATTACTTCGAAGCGACGATGACGGCGCGTGGCGGCATCGCTGACTTCAATGGCACCGGCATCCTGCGTCAGTATCCCGGCCAGAGTTACAGCAACGGCTTCGATGCCAGTGCTCCAGGCCAATACACCGGCATCACGCCGCCCTTTAACCTCGGCGGCATCGTGCTCGGGAGCGGGTATCCCTTCTTCGCACCGAACCCGTATCACAATTTCTTCGGTGCGCTCGGCGCGTTGCTGGCCTCGAGCCCGCCCACGACGTGGTTCGAATATCAGCTCCATTCGACGGTGCGCTGGGCGATCACCTTCGGATTCACCCCGCCGGTCGGCAACCAGATCGATGGCATCGGCGATCTGTGGTTCGCGCCCACCTCGACGTTCATAGACTTCCGCGCCAGTTCGAATCGCCGACTGTTCAACGGCACCGATGGGTCAACGACCTTCCTCGGCAACAACGGCGAACTGCCGATCGACGAGACACCGCCGCTGTTTCTGCATCTCATCCCGGGTGATACGACCGCGGCGCACTTCGCCAACAACTACGGCTCGGGCGGTTCGTTCAGTCCGTCCGGACCGCCGATCACGCTGTTCGATGGCAGCATTCCGCCCTGCGGTGCGTATGTCATCGACTCGCCGAACCCGCCGCATGTGCAGGGCTACGACCCACAGGTGCGCCTCTCGGTATCGGATGACGGCGGTCGCACATTCTCGCTGTTGGTCAAACCACGGTCGCTCGGCAAGATCGGCGAATACAAGAAGCGACTCAGGTGGATGAAGATGGGTCAGTTCCGGCAGCGACAGATCAGGTTGGAAATCACCGACCCCGTGCGCAGGAACATCGTCGGGGTCTACATCGACATGACGCTCGGCCTTGACCAGTGAGCGGTCTCATCACGCCGACTCCGGTCGGTCGCCAGGTCATCCCGTTCGGCGATAGACCGCTCGTCGATCTCCGCACCGGCAATGCCACGTTCGACATGTATCAGTGGATGCAGCGGATCACTGCGGGCTTCGGTGCGACCATCACCAACGTCTCGGAGACGATCAACCAGACCAACATCAACACCACCGACATCACGCAAATCGACACCGACCTGACCGGCATCAACGCCGAGATCGCCGAGATCCTCACCACCATCGGCATGCTGGAAGGCTGGGTGCAGGTCTTCCTCAATCAGACACCTTCGCCACCCGCGCCTGCCGCGCCACCGCCTGCGCGGTCGTTCCCGTTGAACGTGCCGTTCCCGCCAGCGCCAGCGAAATGGCCAGGGGCCGGGGACTTCATCGAATTGGAGTCTGGTGGCGTCCCGACAAAGATCAGCGTGATGCCGACCGCCACGCTGCCGCTCGCGGGCACAGAGCTGATGCCAGTTGTGCCCAGTGGAGCGAACCAGCAGATCGCAATTGCCGATGTGCTCAATCAGACCGGGACAATCGTCTCGGCGCTGACGCAGATCACGTTCAACGCCAACGGCAACACCAGCCCAGGCGCTGATGTCTCGCTGCTGGGCGCAGACGTTACGACCGGCACGTCGGCGGAACTGGATCTGATCACTGGCAACGCGACCAGCACGGGCATCACTGGACCGCTGTTCCTCGGCAGCGGCAATTCAGCCAACCACGAGAGCGGGCTTGCATCGCTCGGTTCCGGCACCGCTGGCACCACCAGCGGCGAGGCAGACCTGTTCTCGGGCAATGCTCCGACGACCGGTCCCGTCAACATTCAGTCGGGCAATGCGAGCGCAGGGAATAGCGGGAACATCCTCATCCAAACCGGCACCGCGACCGGCTCGCGCGGCGAGATCATCCTCGATGCTCTCGACCTGTGGCTCGATGCAGCTGGTTTCTGGTCAGCCAACGGTGCGGTCGCAACCGCATTGACCAGCGTCGGGCCGACCGGTAGCCACACTACGGTGCAGGAGTGGTTCACGGTGAAGAATGCATCTGGTGTGACGCGCTACATTCCGGCGTTCTGATGCCAACGACTCGAGTCGTCTCCACCACCATCGTCGAGTTCACTGAAGCAGAGGCGAACACGCTGATCGCCGACCATCTACTGCGGCTGTCACCGGAAGGCGCATCGCTGCATGGGAGTCGCATCGCGTTCCAGCTGAACCAACCGGCGCTCGCCAGTGCGCTCGCTGCACTGATCCCCGGCTTGCCCGCGCAGTTCACTATCACGCAGGGCAACACGCCGCAGGTCGCGTTGCGTGTGAGTTTCTTGACGCCACCGACACCAACGACATAACGATTGCGCAGCACAGCTTCGGCTGGCGCGAGATAGAACCTGTCCCTCACTGACCGATAGGCGCGGATGGCGTTTTATCTCTCTGACCTTGTGCCTGCGCAGTTCGTGCCGAATGCCAACACGACGATGTATACGTCGCCGGCGAGCACGACGACCCGCATCGATGCGTTGACCGTCACCAATATCGACTCGGTCTCCCACACCATCACGATCCATCTGGTCGCATCCGGCGGCTCTGCCAGTTCGGGCAACACCACGACGTTCACCCAGCAAGTGCTCGCGGGGCAAACCTGGGTGTCGCCGAACGAGATCGGCAAGGTGCTCGCGCCTGGCGACTTCATCAGCGCCATCGCATCGGCAGCAAGCCAACTTGTGATGTCAGCCGGTGGAGTCATCTGGTCATGAATCTGAGCTATCGCAGCGAGCGGCTGCGCGACACGGTCGAGGAGATCAAACCGCTGGTCGTGCTGCACTGGCAGGACGTCAGCGACGGATCGGAAGGCGAGCCGGATCCGGCCTACGACACCATGGCAAAGCTTGAGGAGCAGGGCATCTTCAAGCTGTTCACGGCCCGCGATGCTGGCGGCAGGCTGGTCGGCTACGTGGCATGGATCATCGCGCCGCACATGCACTACCGCGGGCTCACGGTGGCGCATGACGATGCGTTCTTCCTGCATCGCGACTATCGCCGCGGCGGCGAGGGCATCCGGTTTTTCCAGTTCTGCGAGCAGGAACTGCGCGCGATCGGCGTGAAGCGACTCGTGGTGCACGAGAAGCTTTCGTTTCCGCTTGGTGCGTTCTTCGAACGGCTCGGCTTCCGGAACGTCGAGCGCAACTGGTTCAAGGATCTCAGCTGATGGCAGGCGTAGCGGTCGCTGCAGCCGCAGTGGCGAGTGCCGGTGCGGGCATCGCCGGCGGCATCATGGGACGCGGCGCGGCGTCGAAAGCGGCGGCACAGCAGCAGCAGGCTGCAGCACAGGCAGCAGCGTTCCAGAAGGACGTCTACGACACCACCAGCGCCAACCTCTCCCCGTTCATCAGCACCGGGGAGAACGCGCTCACGTCAGTCGCTGGCGCGTATGGTCTCGGTCCGCAGGGGCCAGCTGGCATCAACGCGGCCTACAAAGCGTTCCAAGGCACGCCGTTCTACCAGTTTCCGCTCAACCAAGGCATCGACGCGATGAACCGCAGCGCAGCGGCGCGCGGTTTGAATCTCAGCGGCGGGCAAATGAATGCCCTCCAACAGTATGGCCAGGACTACGCGTCGAAGAACTTCCAGACCTACCTGACAGGGCTCTCTGGTCTTGCTGGGCTCGGTCAGCAGTCCGCAGTGTCGCTGGGCGACCTCGGCAACAAAGCCGCTGGCACTATGGCCAACATCTATGGCTACAGCGGCAACGCGGCGGCGAGTGGCACCGCAGGAGCGCAGAATGCCACGAACAGCGCGCTGGGCGGCATCGGTCCTCTGATCCAAGCCGTCGGCGGTCTGGCTGGCGGTGGTGGTGGTGGTGGCAGCGGTGTGGTCGATAGCGGGAGTTGGGACGTATGAGCGGCATGCAGTTCTACCCTGCTGCGCTGCAGATCAAGGGAGCCTCACCGGACCCGTGGAACCAACTGCAGCAATACAACGACGTCCTCAAGACCCAGGCCACCACAGAACTCACCAAGAATCAGGCGGCGACCGAACTGCATCGGCCTGACCTGCTCGACAGCGAGTCGGAACTCAATCGCGCCAATGTCGGTCTCGTCGGTGCCAACACCACACGCGCGCAGATCCAAAACTACCTCGACTGGCTCCGCTACAACGCGGGCATGCAGCGCATCGGGCAGTGGGACACTGCCGCGCCGCAGCCTTCATCTGGTGGGCAACAATCGAGCATTCAGACCGGCACATCGTATCCGCAAGGCGCGACCGGCGGCTCGATGCTCAACGCGCCGGATCCGAACGCGCAGACGACGGTCAAGCCAGTCAACGAACAAACGCAGTCGCAGACACCAGCGCAAACGTCGCAGGCACAGCCGCCGCCGACCAATCCGCTTGAGGCGCTGCAGCGCGGCTCCGCTGCACCTCCCGGCGGCACGCTCGCGCAGCGCTATCCCGGTTCGTATCAAACGGCAGATGCCAGCGGCATGACGCCGCCGCCGTCGAATGGTGGTGACTCGCAGTATCCGACGCTCGACAATGCACTGACGCGTCTGCGGCAACAGAACCCCGACATCGCGAACCTCGGGCCGGGAGGCGTTGCAGCTGGTCCAGCAACGCGACCGCCACAGCCTGCCGCGCCCATCTCGCCAACCACCGGCAGGCCAATGCCGATGAGCGGCGGCAGCGGCACGGTGGCATTGCCGTCAATAACGTGGGGAGGGGACAACCCCGCCGACCGGTTGCCGTCGCTGCGAGAGACACCGATCACGCCAACCGCAGCGACTTATCCTGGCCCATCGATGCCCCAGGTGCCGACGCCGCCAGGGTGGCAACCGTTGCCGACAGGCCCAGGTGGCGCGCCGCAGTTCCCCGGTATGTCGAACAACGGCGGTGGCCCGCTGGTGTCGCGGCCTCCGGAGATGGGGCTCTCGCCCAACGGCGTCTATGTCGCGGGCATGTCGGGTCCGGTGCCGCGCGCGTGGGTGCAGCAGGCGCAGACCGAAATGCTGATGGATGCGATCAACGGCAAGGGCAACAGCGAGTCGCTGATCGACAAGCTGACCACCCGGCGCAACACAGCGCTTGGCGCACTGGTGAGCAACACCAACGACGATGCCAGTTGGAATCGCAACACTGACATCGCCTACAGCCAGGGTCTGATCACCGAACAGGAGCGCCAGCAGTTCTACGGGCACTACGGCAACAAGCAGGCGTTCTTGAATCACCTCACCTCGCCGAACGATCAGATGCAGCGCGAGGCTGGGGCCAACACAGCAGGCGGCACCTACAACAATCAGACCGGGACGTTCCAGCCATACGGACCGGCGCTCGCGGTCAAGCCACCGCTCGACGTCGAGTGGACGACGCCAGACGGTCGCAACATGAAGACCAAGGTGTCGATGCAGGACTGGACCGCAGGCTCGCTGTGGCGGTCTGGCATGCCAGTGCCGGAAGGCATGGCGGTGGTGTCAGGCCCGATGACGGGCAGCAACAACCAGACCTATCAGGGCTACAAACTGATTCCGCTGAGTGCGCTGCAAGGGCAGGGGCAAGGGCAAGGCGGCGGTGGTCAGCAGAGCCAGGGCAGCAACCCATCGTTCAGTCAATTTCAGACCCGGGTCGCTGGCTACGAAGGCGGCGATGCCGGTGGTCAGAACAGAGCAGGCAGCAGTGCGCGCGGCACCTACCAGTGGATGCCCGACACATGGCGCGAGAACGCACGCAAGTTCGCGCCCGATGTGACGCAGGGCTTGTCGGACCAGCAGGTCGACCAGCTGTTGTCGCAGAACAATCCGAACCGGCGTGCGCTCGAGGACCGTGTGTTCGCGGGCTTCACTTCTGACAACGCAGCGAAGCTTGGACAGATCGGCGTGCAGCCATCCGCTGCAGCGCTGCACCTCGCGCATTGGTTCGGCGCACAAGGCGCGTCCAACCTCGCACGCTCCAACGCCAGCACGCTGGTGTCGCAGGTTCCCGGCATCACGGGCGACATGATGCGGCTCAACGGCATCCCGCCGAACGCCACCGTGGGCGATCTCATGAACCACGAGATCAAGCGGTTCGGGCTCGGTCGCGTGCAGATGCCAGGAACCGGCCCCGGCTCAAGTCAAGCGTCCAATCCGAATCAGCAGCCTGGGTCAAGTGCAGGAACCCAACAGCCCGACGACGAAGCAGGGCGCGTTGCACGAGGCGAGCCACGCACTCCAGCCCCGTCTGCGCCAGGTGCGCTGCCTCCAGCACCGGAGACACCAGCTGGCCTGCGCACGCAACAGCAACCCGATCAGACGCAACAACCAGCGCCGCAGCCGCAACCGCAACCGACGTCGGACAACCCATACATTCGTGGCCCGACGGCGCAGGTCGGCGTCACAAAGGGCAAGGAAAGCATCATCGGCGTCGATGATGATCAGATTAAGCAGGACCAGCCGCTGGCGAAGGAAGCGAACGACGCGGCGGTGCGCGTCAATGCGACGATGCCGCAGGTCTATGACGCACTGGGACGGCTGCACAACGCTGCCACCGGCTGGGGCAACAACACGCGCGCTGGCCTGTCGAACTTCTTCCTGCAGATGAACACGCCGTGGGCGACCAAGATCGCGGAGTTCGTCTCCAATCACAACATCGACCCGTCCAAAGCAGCCGACATGAAGATCCTGCAGAAGGAACTCTTCACCCAGGTCGTCGGTGCCGAGACGGCAACCGGTGGCCGCGTCGGCGCGATGCTGACCAAGATGTTCACCAACGCGCTGCCCAACACCGACATGCCGGAAGCATCGATCCGCGCGATGCTGAACAACATGCTGGTGGTCGGCCAGATGGCCAAGGACTACGGCGGCGGCATGAACGAGTTCTACAATAACAGTCGCACTGCAGCGCTCGGCGATATCGACCGCAACACACGCTACCAGCCGATCAGCAACTTCGACGCCGACTGGACGAAGAACCCGATTCACCAGCCCATCGTCTACGAAGCGGCGACCCGCATCTTGAACGGCGACAGCTTCGATCACTGGTCGCGCGGGCTGCATAGCGGCAACACCGAACGCGATCAGGCACTCTGGAACGAAGCGGCGCGCATCGCCATGACAGCAATGCCGGGATTCAATCCGGCGCAGAACCAGCGCTCACCGCAGTTGCAGGACGAATACCGCCAGGGTCGTGGTCAAGGCCAGTAGATGTCAGACCCGCCCTTCCGCACTGGCTATATGGTCGAAAAGGGAGCGCCGCTGCCGCTCGATACGACGCTCGCGCCGACGATCGACGTTGGACCGTCGGAGCCCAGTCCGCAGCCTGGAGAGTTCGGGTCACAGTTTCGCAGAGTCGAAACACCCAAGGACGCGAAGCCCGACCCGAATCAACCCGCCGTCTCGGGCAAGACGTCCGCGCCTCCTGGCCCCGTCTACGACCCGTTCACCAGCAACGGATACAAGCCAGGGCAACCGTCGCTATCGGGCACAGTCACGGCTCCCGCGCCAGCAGCGAAACCGGCCCCCGCTCCCGCACCGGCAACGGCACCTGTCACGACCACGGCTCCTGCTCCCACGCCAGCAGCACCGCAACCATCACCAACGCCAGCGCCAACTGCACCAGCCACCACGGCAGCGCCACCACCAGCAGCACCTCCTACAGCAGCACCCGCTGCAGCGCCGATATCACCCGCGCACAGTGCGAACGCGCAACCAGTTTATGACCCGTTCAGCGCGGGCGGTTATCAGCGTCCAGACAAGATGACGCCCGATGCCGGTGGCGGCATGCCGCAGGACCGCATCCCGCCATCGGTGCAAGGTCAGTCGGTCGGCGAGACACCGCCGCTGCAAGACGTGTGGGACGCAACGCATGCCTGGGCATCGGTGCTGCATGGCTACATGGGCGGCACTGACCGCGTAGCGTTTCCGGCGATCGGTGGCCTCGTCTCGGCGATCACTGGCAACGGGTTCGCCTCGGGCTATCAGGCGGTCCAAGACTGGCTCGACAACCAACGACGGCAGTGGGAACTGCCGCACCCGCTCGCCGCCGCGACCACCGAAGCGGCTGGCGGTCTGTATGGTCCCGGCAAGCTGTTCAGACCGCTCTACACTGCAGAGCGCGGTGTGCAGCCGTTCCTCCGCAACACCGCAGCAGCAGCGCTGGAAGGCGGCGCGACCGGCGCGGGCATGACCGAAGGCGATCTCAGCGACCGCATGAAGGGTGCGCTGCAGGGAGCAGAGCTTGCGCCGTTCGTCTCGATGCTGTCGCCGCTGATGCAGAAGGCAGGCCAGCGAGTGATCTCGGCTTCAGCCCCGATCATGCCGCGCGCTGCCGCAGAAGCCTCCACCGATGCGCGGGCAGGCGGCATCCTGCAGCAGAAGACCAACATTCAGCCGGGACAGGCACCGTATCAGCCGCAACTACCCGGGTTCCGCATCGGCGCTGGCGAGGCCTACAACGACCCGGGTCTTGCGGCGACGACGCGGCGGCACTTCGAACTCAACGACACCGCCGCCAAGGCTATGGAGAAGGCGCAGAACGACGCCATCCGCGAGGCTGCGTGGGGCTCCGGTGCCAAAGGCTGGCCCCCGGGCTTCGGTCCTGTCGGCACCGTCAGCCTGGGCAACAAGATGCAGAACATCCCCGAGTCATCGCGGGATGTGGTGAAGGCGTTCCAGAAGGCCGAAGACGTCATCCGCCAGGAAGAGACGCGCCTGTGGCAGCGTCCGGTGCTGCAGGGCATCGCGCCGGATCTCGCCGACCTCAACAAACGCGTCGACCGCTACCTCGGCAACCTGCCGCAGTCGGAGCGCCGCGCACTGGAGAAGATCGAGGGCGTGCAGGACACGCTCGCCGATCTGAAGGCGCTGAAGCCTGGGGCGTCACTGAACGACGTCAACTGGGTTCGCACCAATCTGGAGGAGATGCGGCGAGCGCCAGGACTCACACCGTCGCAACGCCGCGTCATCGGCGAGCTGTCGCAGAACCTGCTCGACAGTATCGAGTCGAACCCTGCACTGCGCACCAACCCAGCCGCATGGAAGGCCTACCAAGAGGCACGCGCGTTCACCCGCGAGAAGTGGGACACCATCGGCTTCCCCGAGTTCATGGACATGTCGGCAACGAACACCGGCAGGTATGGACGCAGCGCGATCGACGAGCGCGCCGCGGCAGGCAAGGTGCTCGGCTTCGGTGAGAAAACCGCAGGCGAAGCGGTGCCGGGTGCAGCCAAGCGCATCGACGACATGCTCAACG